GGCTTTCCCATGAAGCCTCATGAAGTGCTGTCCTTCCCCACTTATTCATAGCATTCACCTCAGCACCATGTACTAAAAGGATTTTGACAACTTCTAAATGACCATTCCATGAAGCACTGTGAAGTGGTGTCAAGCTATCCTCATCCTTAGCATTAACATCAGCACCTAGCATCAAAGCTGCTTTAACTTTATCTAAATCTCCTGCTTTCGCAGAATCTAATAAAATTTTATTTAAATTCATTAAAGTTCTCCTAAAATATCTTTAGTAATTGTTAATATTTATTTTTCTTAAATCATCCATCATTGGATTTATAATGTTATTAGTCATTGATATATAAAATTGCTTTAAGAATTCATCAAATAAACTTTTAAAATGTTCTATTGCTTCTTTGTATGATTCATAATTGCATCTATTATAAACCGTTCCTACAGGTGTAATTTTAAAAATTTCAACTAATATATAACTTCTAAAATCTTCTTCAATTTTATAATTAAAATCATATTTTGATGTATAAAGATCTTCAATAAAATTTATAAGAACATCTTTTGTTATTTCTTTATCCATTTTTTTAATCCTCTGTTCGTTATCAACAAATTAATCATACCATGTCTTAATAAACTGTCAACAAAAATTATTTAAATTTATTAATTGAAAATGAAAATAAATTGAACTATATTTGTTTCATGTTAATCACTATGTGATTGATTGACAACGTTAGAAAAAGTATTAAGATTGAATTTAGTTTAGACGTACAGCCCTCAAACAAGAGGGCACATACAAACTAATCACTTGTTATTGTACGTCTAAGCTCAGAATTGTCAATATATAGGAGCTTGTACAATGATAAAAAATTTAAATATCTGTTATATAACTTATAACAATCAAATATTTCTTTTAAAAAAAGAATGCCCATCAATAAAAACAAGGAACTAAATCAATGAGCATAATTAGAATAAATAAAACAGAAAACTATTCTATCATACATAATGAATGTTTAAAAGATTCTACTATATCATGGCGAGCAAAAGGACTCTATGCATATATGATGACATTACCTAATGGTTGGAATATAAGGAGAGGTGAAATTTTCAATCATGCAATAGAGGGAAAAGATGCAGCAAATAAAGCATTTAATGAGTTAATTCAAAAAGGTTATATAAAAAAAGTATTTATTAGAGAAAAAGGTAAAATAAAAGGTTTTGAATATATTTTATATGAAGTTGCAAATAGTACAATAAATGAACATAGTTGTATTAAAAATGAACAAAAACATGATAAAAATAATGACAAATTGTTATCAAAACCTAATAAAATCAACCGACGAACTGAAAAACCGTCTGTCGGTAAAACCGATGGACTGAAAAACCGTCCGTCGGTAAATCCGCATCTATTAAATACTAATACTAAAATAAATACTAAGAATATAATAAATACTAATAACCCCCTTAATCCCCCTAAGGGTGATTTGAAAGTTGAAAAAGAATTTTTGCATATGGTTAATGAATCTGTAAGAGAACTGTTTAGTGACTTTCTTAAGCTAAGAAAAGAACTAAAAGCAAAGAATACAGATAGAGCTTTGAATATTCTGATTAACAAGCTAAATAAGCATTCAGTTAAAGATCAAATATCAATGCTTGAAAGATCAATTGAGAACTCTTGGAAAGGTTTGTTTGATCTTACTGATACAAAAAAAGTTAAATCAAATACGAAAGAGAATATCATAGATTGCGGAACTAGATATGAAGAAAGTTCATATGATCAAAACATGGCATTAATAAATTCATTCAGAAAACAAGGATAGTAAAATGAGTACAAAAAAAATTAATCAGTTAATCGAAAATTATACTCAAGAAGATGTTACAATCTCATGCCCCACACATGGACAAAGCAAAATTAAGGCAAGTCTGTGGAAAGGAAAGCATATATCTCAACCAAAATGCGAGAAGTGTGAGAAAGAAAAAATGATTAAAGAGAATCAATTAAAAACATTCAGAGAGAATCATCTTAAAAATCAGGGGTTGCTAGAATCAATTAACAAATTCCCACTCTTAAGAAAATTTAACTTTGAAAGCTATAATGAAGACATGTATCCAGAAGCAAAACATACATATGACCAAATGAAAAATTATGCCAATAACTTTGAAAAAATGATCGAAAATGCTGTTAATGTAATTATGTATGGTGGTGTAGGCACAGGGAAAACATTCTTTGGCATATCACTAATCAAAGAAGCTGTTGTTCAAGGATATTCAGCAAAGTATCAAACTACATATGATTTATTTAATGAAATTAAAAAATCATTCTCAGATAGTTCATTTTGCTACGAAAGGGTAAAAAAAGATTTAATAGATTGTGACATATTATGTTTAGATGAAATTGGAGTAACTTATGGAACTGAATTTGAGATAAATATTTTGTTTGAGATAATAAATCAAAGGTATATGTTATGTAAACCAACAATCATAATAACTAATCTTGATATACAAAATCTTACAAAAGCCATTGGAATAAGGTCTTTAGATAGGTTAATGGAAACATGCTTGAATATTAAGTTTGATTATCCAAGCCTAAGAAGAAAACCAAAAAAACTAAAATAGCATTTTAAAGGCCGTAGAAACGTTTTTACACATTATCAAGTAGGATAGCACAAGGTAGGACGAGAAAATTGAACCAGAGGAAATTATGGGCTAATTATGGCACAAAAAATGCAACATGTAGAACCACTGAACACGATTTGCAAAAAAATGTTATCGATTATTGCAAATTGAAAAAGATTTTGTGTTTTGCTATACCTAATGCACAGTCGCTTAGTTTCTTCGATAGAGAGAAGGCTGCTAGAATAGTTTCAAAAATGAAACGTGAAGGCCTTACACCGGGCATTCCAGATCTATTCTTTCCTATTCCAAATCAAAAATATCATGGACTGTTTATAGAGATGAAAACTAAAAATGGAAAGCTTAGTGATAATCAAAAAATATGGATTGATCTATTAAACAAACAAGGCTATCTAGCAATTGTTTGTTATTCATCAAGTGATGCAATCAAAGAAATTGATAATTATTTAAATAATAAATGTTGACGCTTATCTTGGATGTGTTATTATGTATTTGTTGATAACAAATAGAGGATTAAAAAATGGATAAATCAAAATTAACAGAAAGTGCTAATTTAGACGATAAAGAATATGTAAATATTATTACTGAAACATCTGAATATAAAGCTCATATTTTATACGAGAAGGATAGTTATAGTTTATATAAAGATCAGGATAGAAAAAATCATTATTTTATTGTTTACTAGTTTTTTAGGAGAAATTTAATGAATTTTAATGAAATTTTATTAGTTTATGCGAGCGCAGGAGATTTTGAGAAAGTTAAAGCAGTTTTGATACTCGGTGCTGATGTCAATGCTAAGGATAATAATGGAGATACAGCACTGCATAAGGCTTCACGTTGGGGTAATTTAGAAACAGTCAAAATTATCTTAGCGAGTGGTGTTGATGTGAATGCTAGGGATAATTATGGATGGACAGCGCTGCATAATGCTTCAAATCCAGAAATAGCCAAAATCCTCTTAGTTAATGATGCAGATGTGAATGCTAGGGAGAATAAAGATGGAGAGACCGCACTTCATTTTGCTGCACGTAGCGGTGATTTAGAAAGAGTCAAAATCCTTTTAACTAATGGTGCAGATGTGTATGTTAAGGATAATTATGGCTGCACACCACTTCACGTGGCTTCACATTATGGCCGTTTAGAAATTACAGAAATCCTCGAAACTCACATTAAATCTCAAGAGAAGCCAAAGGTAAGCATAGAGTTAACAGAAGAACAGTTAAAGAAAGTTAAAAGTATTTTAGGAGAAATTTAATGATTAAGCCTATTATTATTGCTATTGCATGCTTTTTATTATGTTCTTGTGCTTATATGTTAGATGCAGTTAAAGGAGTTTCTAGCATGTTTGGTTCATCTTCAAATGAAGGAACTCAAGTTGATGCATCATTAGATTTTCAAAATGGTGACAACAAATATAAAATGGGTGGTGCTGATTTTGATCATGCTAAATTTAAACAAAGTCAAGTAGCAGGAAATGACCAATACCATGCAAATGAGATGGTAATTCAAAAATCTAACTTCTATGAAATAATATTTGCTTTATGTCTTGGATTATTTATAGCATGCATTTTTTTCTGGTGTTTAGAACCGCATCCAAAGAAAATATGCAAAACTATAAACAATAAATTAAAACAATTAATAAAAAAGTGACATTTTAACTATTAACAATTTACAAAATAATACTATAATAAATTATATACAAAACTAAGAGATTCAATTTATGGCAAAGTCTGGTAGACAAGGCGATGGCGGTGGAAGACCGCTAAGAACATTATCAGAAGAAGAACTTAATAAAGTTGAAGGTTTTGCAGCGGTATTAACTGTTGATCAAATTGCTGATTATTTCTGCATGGCAAAGAAAACATTTTATGCAATTATGGAAAGACAACCAGAAGTAGCACTGCGCTTTAATAGAGGTAGAGCTAGTGTTATTAATGACATTGGTAGCAATTTAGTTATGCAGGCAAAAGAAGGCAATCTAAACGCTCAAATATTCTATCTAAAAACGCGGGCTGGTTGGAAAGAAACAACAGTTGTCGAAAATGATAATAAAAACGAATTGAAAGTAAATGTAAATCTAAATAAATCAGAATGATTTTAGATTTAAACCCTCAAAAAGCATATCACCCGCTTTATGAGTTGGAATGGCGTGAAATTTCATATGCTGGTGGTAGAGCCTCTGCAAAATCATATGAATTTTCCGACTATGTTATTTATAGAATGCTTCAAGGTAAAAGGGTTTTATGTCTTCGTGAAATTCAAAACTCAATCTCAGAATCAGTCCATGCGCTTTTGTGTGCACGAATAGAATTTCATAAATTAGATAAATATTTTACTATCAATAAATCTGATATTTCTTGCGTGACTGGTGGTGAAGCATTATTCAAAGGTGTGCTAAGAAATATTGATTCTATTAAATCTATGCATAATATTGAGCTTGTTTGGATTGAAGAAGCGCAAACAATAAGTAATGAATCAATTGTAATTTTAATACCTACAATATTTAGGAATAATAATCCTCAAATAATGTATTCGTGGAATCCACGATACGAAGATGATGCAGTTTACCAACGTTTTATAGTTAATGAAAAACCGCCAAAATCATATCACTTTCATGTTACTTGGAGAGACAATAAATATTTCTCTGATGATATGAAAGAAGAAATGGAATTTAATTATAGAACTGACCCAGAAATGGCTGATCATATTTGGGAAGGTGCTTTATATCCTGCAAGCGCAGATGCGTCAGTTATTCCCTTAGCATGGCTTAAAAAATGCGTTGGCGCTCACAAGAAATTTAAAAATTTATCTGGTTATGAATACATTGGACTAGATTTTGCTGAAGAAGGAAAAGATAAAAGTGCAATTGCTTATCGAAAAGGCGCATTAATCAAAGATGCATTTGATTTCGATAACAAATATGTCAGTGAGGCAGTTGAATTAGCTCATAATTATACAAAAGATAAAAAGATTGCTAGAATTTATTTTGATGCAAATGGTATAGGAGCGTCAGCAAAGTCAGATTTTAACAGAATTTGTAATAGGGATTATTTAGCTCATGCTTTTTTATCTACTCATAAACCTGGGGGTGATGATAAAAAATTTACTGACAAAATAACAAATGGTGAATTCTTTAGAAATATGAAAGCTCAAGCATGGTGGAACATAAGATTAAGAGCAGAAAATACCTTAAGATTATTGGAAGGTGAAACAATACCACCCGAAAAATGTTTATTTATTGATGAAAATATTACTAATGTTGAAAAAATATTGCTAGAATTAAGTCAGGCAACATATAAGCACGAAAATAGCAAACTAACCATTGATAAACAGCCAGAGAGAGGCAACTCAAGCCCCAATATGGCAGATGCGATAGTTATGTCTTTTGCATTCGACCTTAAAAAAGGATTAACCGCAAGATGATAGTTGACCAATATGGAAAACCAATGAAGCGCCCAAATAAAAAAAAGATGGCTACCTTTAAAGATAGATTTTACAATAGTTATAGCGGGGCTGGTTGTGCATCTGATAAAAGTCAGGCAGGATATTATGGTTATAGTTACATTGCAGAAAATAAAGAATTATTGCAATACATGTACGTTGGCTCTTGGGCTGCTGCAAAAATAATTGATATCCCAGTTAATGATATGTTTATGTTTCCTAGAACTATAACAAATCAAGAAACAGACAAAATTAAAAAACTTGAAGAAATTGAATCAAATTTAAATCTAAACGAAAAAATAAAATCAGCAATCAAGGCAGCAAGAGCTTATGGAACTGCTTTTTTAATATTGATTACTGACGAACGAAGAATGAGCAAACCTCTAAATTTAGATTCGCCATTATTAAATCTAAAAAATATTTTAGTGTTAGATAGATTTGATGCTGCTGTTATTCAAAGAACAACTGATATTACTGACCCTAATTTTAGTCAGCCTGAATTATATAATTTTACTTTTAAATATGCTAATGAGCTTGTAGTTCATCATTCCCGTGTAATAAGAATTGATGCGATTAAGCCTCATTCTGTGAATAGCTGGTTTACATTGTATAATCAAGATTGGGCGGTTTCCGAATTAGTTAGAGTGCTATCAAGCGTGGAACAAGAAGAATCAATGTCTAGCGCAATTAATTATTTATTGCAAGAAGCAAGCGTTTCAACTCTTAAAGTACCTGATTTAAAAGATGCGTTAGCCGGTGCACCTGATTCAGATAATATTGATGCATTAGTAGCAAATATAAACGATTTCAAATCAATTTATAGAACAATGTATCTTGATAAAGACATGGAGTTAAGTAGATTAGAGCCTAATTTCAATAATTTTGCCGATTTATTTGATAAGTTTTATTTAAGGTTGTCTGCTGCTGCGGACATTCCTCAAACTAGATTCTTTGGTAGATCACCATCTGGTTTAAATTCATCTGGTGATTCAGATATGCAAAATTATTCAATTATGATTTCATCAAAACAACAAGAAATTTTAGTACCTATTTATAATAAGATAGATATGATAATTGAAAAGATTCTTGGAATTGACGAATCAATACAATATGAATTTAAGTCTTTAATAGATATTTCAGCATCAGAGGAATCAGATATTGAACTTAAAAACGCTCAACGTGATCAAATATATTTAGCTAATAATGTTTTAACAGCAGAAGAAGTAAGAGAAAATTTGAAAAAACATAGTGTATATACTGATTTATCAGATATTATTGATAATAATAATTAAAATATTTTAAATAATCAGGAAAATGAAGATGAGTGAATATATTAATGTCGTTGATTCATTTGATTTAACTATTCCTACAAGGAAATTAACCGATGAAGGTTATCTACAAGCAAATGCAGCACTAACAAAAGTTGGTATTCAAAAATATGATTTAAGCAATATTACTGGTAAATCTCAAGATGCTGGAAAAATAGTTAATGTTTTTAGGCCTAAAGAGACGGTGTTTCATGAAAAAACAATTGAAAGTTCAAAAATGAAACCTATTACCATGAATCATCCTCATGAAAATGTTAATAGTTCTAATTATTATAATTATTCAGTAGGCATGATTGGCGAAAGAGTTCAAAAGCTAGATGATGAAAGACTCGGAGCTAATATACAAATAATTGATAAAGCTATTGTTAATGATGTCATTGATAATAAACTAAAAGAACTTAGCTGCGGGTATAATGCAAAAATTATCCCTAAACAAGGCACATATAATGGTGTTCAGTATGATTATGAATTTTCTGGAGCTATGATTATGAATCATTGTGCTATAGTAGATAAAGGAAGATGTGGAGAATCAGTTTCTATTTTAGATAAAAAAGAGGAGAACTTGTTAATGAGTGAACAAAATATTGATAAAAATCCTGAAATTCAGGATGAGTCAATCAATGAAGAAATGGAAAATTCCATAATCGTAGAAGATAAAGACATGAGCGATTATGACAAAATGAAAAAGTCTTTATTAGAAGATGAGTCATTCATTGGTTCATTGGTTGATAAGTTAAAGAAAAAGAATGGCATGAAAGATTCTGAAGAGACTGAGACTGAATCTAGCATTAATGATGAAGAAATCAAAAATGAAGAAAAAACTTTTAAAGATGAAGTTAATTTCAGAGTTAACTTGATTGATAAAGCAAAAAAATTAATTATTGATGAAAATATTACTGATTTATCTAACAGAGAAATTTTAGAAAAATCTCTATCAAAATCTAATGTAAATATTAAAGATAAATCTGATGATTATCTTTTAGGTGTTTTAGATTCATTAGTAAAAGACCATGAAGAAGCAAAGAAATACTTTGATGAAAACCATAAGAATGGTATGACTGATCATAGTCCTAGATATTTTAATGCAATAGATATTCACAAACTTTAATTTAAATAAGGAGTAAAAAACATGAGTTTTGTAATGCAGAGAACTTATGATAAATATCAAGTAAAAGGTCAAAAAGGTCAAATTTCAAGACCAGAACTTCAATTTGAAGCTGATTCAAATGGTTATGTTGCTGGTCAAGAATTAAGACCAGGTGAAGGTGTTTACCTAAATGGTTCTACTTACATCAAGCCTACTGATCTTGCGACACAAGAAGCTGTTGTTGGTGTTGTTTCATTGGTTCAAAATTCAGTTAACATTGATATTACTAGCCCTTCTGCTAATAATGCATCTGAAATTGTTGTTCCATCTGGTTCTGATTTCCAAATTATTACATCTGGACATGTATTCGTTGAATTATCTGGAACTGTAGCAAAAGGCGACCCAGCTTTCCCAGCAACAGATGGTTCTAATACTTGGGTTACTGATACACCAACTGGAACAGTTAAGAACCCAGCGTTTTTTGATGAAGCTGGTGTTTCAGGTGATATCGTGTCAATTAGAATTAATGGCCAAGTGGCATAAGGAGTAATAACAATGATGAACGTTTTCGGTAAAACACGTGATGAATATAAACATATAAAAAAATTGAAAGATAAAGGTCAATTAGATCGTCATTTGAAAGCTCTTAGGACTTCTTTTGTAGATGCTGCTGAACCTTCACAAGGTTTTGGATTTGGTACTAATAATCTTCAAGCAATTCAATCAGAAATTGAAGAAGTTCTATATCTTAATTTCCGTTTACGTAAATTTGTACCAATTAATAATGCTATTGCTGAAGGTGCAAACTCATATGCATATAGAGTAAAAAACCAATATGGTGAAGCAAACTTTATTGATAGTTATGGTAAAAATGCTCAAAGCGCTGATGTCTCTTATGAATTATTATCTAGTGTAATTCTTCAAGGTGGTATCGATGCTATGTGGTCATTACAAGAAGTAAGATCAGCAAATTTTGCAGGTATTCCACTACAAACTGACACAATTGATGCTGCAACACGTGCTTGTATGAATCATATTGAAAAAGTTGGTTTAGTTGGTGATGCTTCTAAAGGTTTTGAAGGATTAACAAATAATTCTGATATCCCGACTGAAACTGCTGCTACTACTCTTGCAAATGCATCAGATGCAGCAGATTATATCAATGGATATATTAACAAAGTAATTGTAGATACTAATACGATTGCATCTAATAGAATTACTACTGGATTGACTGTTTATTTACCAGTTACACAGTTTAACTTTTTAGCAACCAAAAAGTATTCTGATGTTGCGGATAAATCAGTTATGGATTATTTGAAAACATTCAATGCATGGACTGCTCAAACTGGAAACCCAATTATGTTTGAATCAGTTATTGAATTTGCTGGAGCTGGTGCTGGAAGTGCTGACAGAATGTTGATTGGATTTAATGAGAAGAGTGTAATGGAAATGGGTAATCCTATTATGCCAAGAGTGATTAATCTAATGAATGAAGGTAGATATTTTAGAGCGCCTTTAGAGTATTCAATATCTCAACTTAATGTTAAAAGACCTGGTGCATGCTTATATGTAGATGGTGTATAAGATGAGTAATATTTGGTTTCAATGTAGGCCACCAGAGCATTATTCCCCATTGATGTATGCTATGCCATATAAATATTGGTATACAAAAGAGCCAGATAAATACTCATATACATTCACTATTCAAGATGAAGAATCTGCAACCGAGATGATGAATAGTGAAATGTACAAACATAATTGGCGCATTAATGGTCAGGTTTTGATTTTCTGGCCAAATGAAAAGACTAATTCATTTCTGCCTTACTATGATAAAAATGGTAAATTCCTTTATTGGATTTTAACTTCAAAAAATCATCCTGGTTCAATACATCCAAAAGACATTACGCCTAATGGTGTTATTGTTAAAGAAAATAAAATTATTGAGAAGCAAGAAGAATTAATTTTGCCAGAAGATAATTTGTGTATTGATCAAGATATAATTAATAATATTGAAGAAGAATCTAAAAAAATTGAGAGTAAAACTAAAAAACGTGGTAGACCAAAAAAGAGAAGTAAATGATGTCAAGTAATATAACAGCAGAAGATTTATTGCCAACATTTCGAGCAACCTTCCCTGAATTTGATTCAGACAATGATTCCAGAGTAACTATATATCTAAACCTTGCAATTTCTATATTTTGCAAGTGTGAAAATGCTATTATATATTTGGCAGCACACCTGCTCTCTATGGCAGATTGTAGCGGAATGAACACATCTGGCGCTACTTCCTTATGTCCTGGTGAAAATCAAAATGTTCTTCCGTTATCATCTGCTAAAGTTGGTCAAAAACAAGCTAATTTTATGAAGATTGCTTCAACTAATGATTCTATCTATACAACAACTAATTATGGGATAATATATCTTCAATTAAAAAAAGCATGTCTTGGATATGTTTTTGCTGCGGGGGTATCTGGTGGCTGTTAAAACTATTGGTGGTAAAAATTTAAAATCTACATTGAGAGCATTAAATAAAACCAAGCAAAGAGTTTTATCAGTTGGTTTCTATCCTAATTCTAAATATGATGATGGTTTACCAGTTGCTCAAGTTGCATTTTGGAATGAGTACGGAACGTCAAAAATACCAGAAAGACCGTTTTTTAGACACGCCAATATAATGGCAAGTAAAAAAATGATTGCATTCTTTAAAACTAATAAGATATCTAAATCTAAAAGTATCATTAATCAAAATCAAATTAATACAATTGGTAAAATGTGGGCAGTAACTATTCAGGAATCAATTGAAGGTAAGCAAATAACGTATGTTCCTAACGCACCATCAACAATAAAACAAAAAGGTCACGATAAACCTTTAATAGACACAGAATTAATGTTAATTTCCCCAGAATATAAGGTGATAAAATAATGACTATTAATTTAGGTTTTTTATCATCAAATCCTTTATTTGCTGATGATTATATTTTAAGACAGCAATCAGCTGGTAGCTATAATGAATATGATGAGTTTGTACCAGGTTCATCAACTGACTATAATTTAAAAGGTAGCGTTGAGCCGACAAGCGGTATAAATAGAACAAATGATATTAGTGCAGAAAGATCGCACGAAACTATAACGATATATTCATCTAATGTTGAATTAACCAGAGCCGTTAGACAAGGTGCTGCACCTACAGAAGGTGATTTAATCATTTATAGTAACTATACTTATATGGCTAGTAATGTAAATGATTGGAGAACGCACGGTTATTTAGTGATAACCGCAATAAGATTAAATGCGGAGAATGGTTAATGGCAATTAATCCAACACAATTAGATTATGATCGATTAGTTCGAGCATATGTTAAAGCAGCTACTGGTTTAGCATATGTTATTCCAGGAAATGCCAATTCGCCAGCGCCCACAGTGCCATATGCAAGCGCATTGTTAATCAATGATAGTAACGATGGATTTTCGTATAATAAAGCCATATACAATGAAATAAATGGAAATTTCGATAATACTACATACGATTCTAGGCGATTAACATATAGTATCCAAATTTATAGAGCAAGTAATGCAATGGGTATTGCTCGAGGATTAGCATATTATCAATCAACGCCCAATGGCAAGTATGAACTTCAAAGAAATGGACTAGTATTAATAAATTGGACAAATCCTGTTATTACTGATCTATTAACAGATGGAGAGTATGAAAGCCGTGCTACAATTGAGATGACATTTGGTTTAATTTCATCAACTGAGCAAACTATAGAAAGATTAATAGAAGTAACACTGAATTCAGACATATCAGATGGTGAAAATGATATTAATGACACAATTACAGTAACTGAATAGGAGTAAGGAAATGGCTTTATCATTAGATAATGTAGTCACCGTAAGCGACAGTATCGAAGCGGTTGGCGTTTTACGTAGGGAAGTTGGAATAGGTTTATTTTTTACAAATGATACTACATTGGGTACAGGTTCAAATAGAGTTGCGGTTTACAGTAATTTTACTGATTTATCTACAACATTTGCTGAAGGTAGTGAACCTTATAAAGCAGGGAATGCTTGGTTTGAACAATCTCCATTTCCAAGAAATTTAGTTGTTGGGCGTTGGATAGATTCAGACGTAGCAGCAAGATTAATTGGTGGTTCTGTATCAACATCAGTTTCAGCGTTTGCAGCTTTAGCAGCAACAGCGTATTTTGCAATTACAATTGATAACGTTGCGTATGATGTAAACCCAGATTTAACGGCTGTTGCGTCTTATTCGGATGTTGCAACTGCCGTACAAAATGCTTTAACTACTGGTGGAGCGTCAGTATCTGTTACTTATGATTCTACAATAAGTGGTTTTCGTGTTGTATCTGGTTCAACTGGTTCTTCTTCAACTTTGAGTTATGCTGTACCTCCTGCAACAGGTGTTGATCTTGGTGTTTTAATGTCGCTATCTTCTTCTACGGCATCTCAATTAGATCAAGGGGCTGATGCAGAAACAATATCTGAGGCAATTAATGAAATTTTGGCTTTAAATGATAGCTGGTATTTTTTCATTTTAGATAATACATTATTTAGCCAAGATAATTTAAATTCAGTATCAAATTATATTGAAACTGGCCGTTATATGTTTGCTGCTCAAACTTCTGAGTCAACTGTTTTAGTTACTGGCGAGACAAGTTCAGTAAGTTATCAATTATTCCAAGAACAATTACAAAGAACTTGGATGACATATTCAGGGAGTGCAGATGAATATAAGGGAGCGTCAATAGCTGCAAGATTTAGTTCAGTTAATTTTGATAGTGCTAACAGCGTTATAACTGCAAAATTTAAGTCATTACCTGGTCAAACTCCTGATAATTTAACTTTAACTCAAGTTAATGAATTAGAGAGAAAAAGAGTTAATTATTACACAAATTTCTCAACTGACGAAATATATTCAGAGGGAACTTGCTTTAATAATAGTGTTTATATTGATGTTAGATACGCTCTCGATTGGTTTGTAAATGCTATTCAAGTTGATGTTTATGACCTTCTTAGAGGTAGCGGACGCGTTCCACAAACTGACGCTGGTGAGGCTTCAATCGTAAGCGTTATTGATGGTGTTTGCAGACAAGCATTAAGTAACGGAATGATTGCACCTGGCGTTGTATCTGAAGTAATGACATCAGATATTATTGCAACAACTGGAAACACTAGTTTTGATGGAAATTTAAACAAAGGCTACTTGATTTGGTCGCAACCAACATCGGCTCAAAGTCAGGCTGATAGAGCAGCAAGAAAAGCTACTGCTAAGAAAATTTGGCTTAAATCTAGTGGCGCAATTCACTTTGTTGATATATCAATTCTTTTGGAGAATTAATCATTATAGTTTTTTTGGTGTGCAATTATTTATTTTAAGGAGTTAATTAATGGCAATTTACAGAGCTTTAGATTTATCAAGCGTAATTCTTAATGGAATTACTATTGAAGGTTGGTCAGAGGACGAAGATGCGCTAACGATGCCTGATTCTATTGAGCTTGCAGTTATAAAAAAAGGTGCAGATGGCTTAATGGTTGCAGGTAGAACAGCCGAAAAAGGTGGCGAAGTAACATTGAAATTGCTAGCTAATAGTTCAACTGTACAAGCATTACAGGCAATTGTATTAGCTGAAAAAAATGGTGCAGCGGTCAATTTTAGCGGCGTAATAACATATAATGATGGTTCAATTGCAACTTTGGACAAAGGCGTTTTAAAAAATGCGCCCAATGGTTATACGTTAGGTAAAGGCGCACCTGGCACGATGTCATATGTATTTGAGTTTCAAGTTATCGACTTTGAAACTATTACTGGTTCTTTTGAAAGCCCATAATATGTTTGTGACAACTAGATTAGCTATCGAAAGGCGAATTAACCTAACGCTTGTTGTCACATTTTAGGTAATAACAATTAGGTTATGTTATGAATAAGGAATAAAAATGAATTTAGAAGAATTCAAAAAAGAATATTGTAAATCAGAATTCAATTTGCAAAATGTATCAATCAAGATTGATAAAATACCTGCATTTACTGGTGAAAAATTATTTATTTCATTATTTAAAAAAATATTTGGTGAAATAAAAGATTTAGAAATGTCAGATAATAAATTTCAAACGAACATTTTAATAAACGCAATAAGCGGATTAGATATTGATTACATTGAAAATGAACTTGAGCCAATTTTATATCGTTATATTTCGTTTAAAACCAGCCCTAACGGTAATTATCCTAAATATATTAATCTTTGGGGTGATAGCGGAAGTGGTAAAAAATTGATTGAACCATTTTTAGAATTTGATGAAGTTTTTGAAATATTATTGCGAGGTATCTGCGTAAATTTTTTGCCATCATTGTCCAAAAGATTCCAAAAATTAACAGGGGGCAAGAAATTGAGTTTACCTCAGTAAATTTCGAAAATATATCGCCATTATTGGCAATCCCTATAATGAATGGATTATGCCAATATAAAGATATATATGAACTTTCATTACATGATTTTTATATAATGAATGAAATTTTAGCTGTTAAAAATGAAAATGAGATAAGATTACAGAAGGCAATAGAAAGAAAAAATAGGAATAAATAAATGGCAACAGTAATCGACACTTTAGTTACTTTGATCGATTTTAAATCAAATACAGCTGGTTTAAAACAAGCTGAAGCTGGTTTAAGAAGCATTGAAGTTGAAACTAAAGCTTTAAATGTTGCGCTATTAAATCTACAGCATTTGTTTTCTGGAATAGTAAGCATTTTTGCAATCGAAAAGCTAGTTGAATTAAATAATGAATTTGATCTAGTTACCAATAGATTAAAATCAGTTGGTTTGGCTGGCGCTCAGTTGAATGACGTTTTTAGCAAATTATTAAATATTTCTAATAAAACTGGCACATCTATTGAGGCCAACTCAGAATTGTACCAACAAATGTCCGTATCGCTTGGAGATGCAGCAAGCGAAGCAGACAAAATGACAGTCGTTGATACTTTAAATAAGCTTTTTGCAATCAATGGAACACAAACGCGCACTGCAAAAGCTGCAATGCAAGATTTGACTAAAGCAATATCTGGAGCTACTGTAAATTATCAAGAGCTTAGATATGCGATGAAAGATGTTCCAGCACTTCAAGCATTGATCGTTAATCATTTCAGATCAATGGGAGTTGACTGGAAAGAAGCTGTCAAAGGTAATAAACTTGCTACGGCAGATTTTATCAAAATATTGAAAGATTCAAATGCTGATTTGACTAAGCAATTTGGCTTGATGTCAAGAACAATTCCAATGGCATTTATGGCCATTACAAACAGTCTATCGTTTTTTATTGGTGAAATTGGTAAAGCGTCTTCTAGTGTATCTATATTTACTACTTTAATGGATAAATTGGCTGCCATTTTCGAAGAATGGGGTGAAGCAGTTAAAAATCATACGCAAGAAGCAAAGGCAGCATTTGAAACGTTTGCATTATTCTTGGGCATAATTTCTTCTGTAATTGCTGTTAGAGTAGCAAAAATGCTTTTGCCATTTACAAGAGTAGCAGCAGGCATAACGATTCTTGTGTTAGTAATTCAAGATTTATGGGTATTTTTGAGAAAAGGCGATTCAGCATTTGGAAATTTTTTAAAATGGTTAGGGTTATCAAATGAGCAAATTGATAACGTTAGAAATTCAATTTTGTCTTTCATTTCAGTAATTAAATCTTTAGTAAAATGGTTGTTAACTTCAAAAGCTGTTTTAATAGGGCTGTCCATTATTCTAGCAAGAATGGGAATTTTGTGGGGAGTTGAAAAAATAATTGCTTTTGTTAAAGCTTTGAGAGCGTTAGCAACAACATTTGCAATAGTTGAACTCGCTGCATCGCCAATATTATTAATTATTGATGCAATAATTATTGCTATTGTAGCATTAGTCTTTGTAGCCTATAAATTTAGGACTCAAATATTGTCCGCATTTGACGGAATTGCAAATTATATAGGTGAAGAATTATCAGGTTTATATAATTTTTCAAAAGGCATATTTGATTCAATTTCTAATTTTTTCATAGCGTCATGGAATAAATCAGTTTCATCACTGAAGAATTCTGTAAATTTTATTGGAGACATATTTTCAGGCGTTAAAAATACTATTATCGGTGTTTGGGATAGTATTATTAATTCATTGATCGGCGCTTGGGATGGTTTTATAGATAAAATAGTTTCAGGGTTCAAATTTGTTAAAAATACTGTCAATAAGGCATTAAATTTAGTTGGATTGGGAAGCAGTGAAGATGAGCCTCAATCAAAACCAATGAAAAAAATTCAAGGCAATGTTATTGATCTTAGCCAATTTAGTAATAAAGGTAGTGTTCAATCATTTATTAAAGGTGCACAAACTGCAAATGATCAAATAACAGGCGGATTTCAAGGAAATATAATACCCCAATCACGCTTAGGACAATTTAATCAAAGCAATCAAAATACAGTAAATGTAACAGTAAATGCGACAACAAATGCAGACCCAGAACAAATAGCAGCAATGACAAGTAAAAAAGTACAAGATTCATTAGGACAACAATTCAGAAGTGCAGCTATCAACGCTGATAATAGTATTGCGAGGTAATTTATGCCGTTAGTTTCAGATATAGCAGGTGTAATATTCGGAACGGATAATATTCAAGTTATAGGTTTAGAAAGTGTTGACTTATGGTATGCAGAAGAACACGAAATAAGTGTCGATATCACTAGGTATCCGGTCGAGGATGGTAGCACAATATCAGATAATGCTTATAGAAAACCATATAAAATAAAATTAAGCGGAATGATAACGAATATTCAAGAATTAACGATAGATGTTAATTTTTTGTTTGGCTCAACAGGCATCGTAACAACGCAAAAACCAAAAACAGGTTGGGCGTTATTAGATCAATTTGCAAATGAAAGAGAAAGATTTCAAGTAATAACAACTGTTAAGACTTATGAAAATATGCTAATAACAGGCGTTAAAACACGAATTGATTATGAAACTGGAACAAACTTAATCTTTGATCTATCATTTGAAGAAGTAAAGCTCGTAGATACAGCGCAAGACACATTTTCGCCAATCAATGTACAAGGCGATAATAACCCAGCAATAAATTCAACAGATATTGTAAATGGTGGTACTAAAAATACTTCGAGCACATCAATATCTTTATTAAATAGTTTCATTGGTGGATAACATGCAACAAATATTTTTATCGTCAGATGCGAATCAAATTTTTAAAGTAACTTTAGGCGGTCAATCAATCACAATATTAATGAGGTTTCAAACAGTTTCCGAAAGTTGGTTCATTAGCCTTTATAATACTGTTGATAACACACCATACGTGATTAATAGAAGATTAACGCCGAATTATTTAGTTTTTGGCAATATGTTTACTGATTTTGTAGGAGACATCATAGCTGGGTCAGTTTCAGAGACCTTTGAAAATATTGGCCGAAATGATTTTAACAATGTTTTTGGTTTGTATTATTTGTCATCTTCAGAAAAAGAATATTATTTGGGGTTGCAAAATGGCAGCTAGATACTATAAAAGAAATGCTCAAGTTATTGTAAGTGAGAATTTATCTGCAGTACCTTCAAATATTAGGGCAACTTCTGCTCAAGGCATTTTAATACCAAAAGATTTTGCTGGTGATCAATTAAAAATTAATTTTACATTAACAAAAAACCAATCAAGTGAATTGCCAAGCCATAATTCAATTTCAATATGGAATTTA